TATAACGCAGGCGGAGGTAAAGACTTCGCCGATGCGGAAGCTCAACGGCAAGCCGCAGAAGCCGCTGTCAATAATACGCAGATACCGTCATATGACTTCTCGCCTGATACGGGTGTGAGCGGTGCCGGTGTCAGCGGCGGCGGTACCCACGTCGAAAACGAGCAGTCGTACGATGTCAGAGGCGGTGCGATATATAATGCAGGGCGTTGGAGCGGCCTTAATTACGGTACCGGCGAAAACGAGGTCGTGTGCACGACGTACGTTGAAAACGTTTGGTCCGATGCCGGGGTCTCGAATGCCTGGAACCTTGGGCCGTGGGCTCCCGACTGGGCCGAGAACGCAGGAAGCGCGTTTCATCCGACGGACACTTACGGCAATGGCTACGAAGCTCATGCAGGCGATGCCGTTATTACCAACAACGGCGGACATGTTATTATGCTGGATGCCAATGCCTCCGGCTATTATGCGGCAGCCGGTAGCGGCCGAGTATCTCAGCATTACGACCAAGACTACCGTGAAGCGTTCGGCGGCAATATCGTCGGCGTTATCTCACTTACAGAGTTTGCCGGTACGACGGAAACGGGCAAGGCCTTGTCAGTAGCCGATGTCAGAAAGCAAGCCGAACAGCGAGCGAAGGACATCGCCAACGCCCGAAAGGAATTGAAGGGACTTGAGAACGACCTTGATAAGGCAATTATAAGCGACACAGGTACGGAGTTCGAGAAGAGTATCGCCAATATGAATAGCCAGGCGAAAAAATATGAAGACCAAATCCGTAAGATAAAAAATGTATCGAAAGATATTAATACAACGCATGCCGAAGACCTTTTAAAACAGTGGAAAATTGAAGAAGCCGCCAAGGCCATGGAAGCTCTTACACAGCGGCGGCTCAAGTTTAACACTGAAATGGCCAAATTAAACGCCGAGCTCAAGGGCGATTATGCGTCGGTGGCTCAGGCCGAGTTCGAAGAGACCGTACAAAGCCTTGATAAGCAACGAGAAGCAAAACTCAAAGAGATACAGGCGACGAAGGCTGACTACGAAGCCTTGAAAGAAGCCAATGACTGGTACACGGCGGCATATCTCGAAGCCGTCCAGAAGCGTGAAGACGCTGAACGGGACGCTTATGAGAAGTCTGTGCAGTGGTCGATTCAACGCGGCGATACCCAAGGGCTGATGAATGCGCTTCAATCGAAAGGGGCTAACGATGAAAAGGCCTGGAATGATAAAAAGCAAGCCCTTCAAACGTACTATGAATTTTGGCAAAAAGCGCACATGTCTACGGCTGAGATGATCACAACCGGCTCGGGTCAAATCGCATCGGGAATTCAAGGTGTTTTCGAGGCCCTGGCAAACGGGTCGGAAAGTGCGAAGGACTCACTGCGAAGCCTGGGAAAAGTCTTTCAAAAGACGATTACGCAAATGGTCGCTCAGATGGCGGCGAATAAAATTGCGACGCTTCTTTTTGGTAGCTGGCTGGGTGAAGGAAAGTCCTCAAGCGGGTTTAGCTTTAACGGAAATCTTTTGGACGCAGCCTCTTTTAGACCATACGTCCCGAAGCTTGGAGTCGCTATACCTTTCGCAGCGGGCGGCCTTGTTACGGCACCTACCATGGGGCTTATCGGCGAAGCCGGAAATGACGAAGCCGTATTTCCCTTAACGGATGAAGTGTACTCGCGAGTAGCCAAAGGGATTGTGCAAAACCAAGGGCAAAACGGCGGGACCGTTGCGGCACCCGTTATTAATATTATTAATAACAGTCAATCGAAGGTAAATGTTCAGTCGAGTAACTACGACAACCAGATGAAGCGCTACATCATTAATGTGGTCGTAGATGCCGCAGAAACAGACGAAGGCGGGATGGCTCGAGCCATTCGTAACATTTCGAAAGGATAAACCATGAAAACATTTCCGATAACTCAAATTCCTCATCCCGTCGTATCACGGGCCACCAACGCCGGTGATACGTACGTGGAAAAAATAACCGACAGTACGGTTGAGTCTAAAACAGACGCGGGGTATCGCCTTACCAGACCTCGAAATACAAGAACGCCGCGGACGTTTTTGTATTCTTGGACGTGTCTGTCAGAGGCTCAAAAGAATACCCTCAGAGACTTCTGGAAGGCTGTTCGAAAGTCCGACATATTCGAATTTAAGGATTACGATACGGGCGATACCTGCCTCGTGCGCTTTACGAGTGATTGGGAGTGCCACTACTCACATCCTGAAGGGTATTACCTATCCTTGTTCTTTGAGGAGGTATAACTTATGAAAATATGGGAAACGGCGGCGATATTGGAGAAGAATAAGTTATCCTCCGATGCGCCGTTCTTATTATTATTGAAGCTTCATCACGCCGACCTTCCTGAGGACATTTTCCTTGCACGAAACACCGAGGACGTGACGTGGTCAGGCCGAACGTGGACCCGCTTCCCGTTTAGCGTGACGCCTGTTACGACAGACGGTACGACTCTGCCGTCTGTCAAGCTCACCGTGTCGAACTGTGGCGGCATTATCCAGTCGTACTTACAGCAGTACGGCGGCATGACTGACGCTGAGGTCACCTTATATATCGTTCATACGAATCTCTTGAGTAGCGATGAACCGCTTGACCAACTCGATTTCACGTGTTTGTCGACTTCATATGATGAAGCATGGGTCACCTTTACGCTTGGCAGTAGCCCTGAGTTATACAATAAATTCCCTCTCGATACGTACATGCTCGACTTTTGCCCGTTCGTGTTCAAGTCCATTCGGTGCGGTTACACCGGTACTGATAAGCCGTGTAATAACACGATTAAGGAGTACCGTATTAAGGAACGCTTCGGTGGCGAGCAGGGGATGACGGGCAACTATGGCTAATATTAACGACCTTATCGGCGTTCCGTATGTGAACGGTGGGCGAAGCCTAGACAAAGGGCTCGACTGTTGGGGGCTCGTTCGTGAGTACTACAGAAGAGAAGGAATGGACCTTCCCGAGATTCTCGTCGATGCCGAGAACACTGATACCGTCATGCGTACCGTCGATGATACGAGGTCCTGTTGGCAAGCGCTAAGCGAACCTGAGATAGGCTGCGTCATACTGATGCGGCTTATCGGTAATCCGCTTCCGAGTCATTGCGGCGTGTACCTCGGTTACGGTGATTTCATTCACGCAATCGCACCCGCTGTACAGGTCGACAGGCTGTCACGGTGGGGCCCTCGTGTCGTCGGATTTTATGTGCCCAAAGAAGGAGCGTATCCGAATGTTTGAGATTATAACAGTAAAAAATATATTAACAGGAGAACAGGAGCGACAGCGATACACGTATGAGGGCAAGCGGCTCATCGATATTGTCGATATTAAGGGTCTACTGGTGTTCGTCAACGGATCGCTTGTCGAGATTCCCTACGGTTACATCCCTCAAGACGGCGACCAGGTCGTCCTGACTGCTGAGCTTGAAGGCGGCATGAAGGGCGCGCTAGGTTGGATTTTGCAAATCGGGCTTATGGTCGCCGCTCCGTATGTAGGCGGTTGGCTCGGCATCACGGCAAAGTTCGGTCAGGCATTAGCCGCAGGTGCGTTCATGATACTCGGCGGGAAAATCATAAACAGCCTATGCCACGTCAACCAGGCACACGCTCAGGAGCAGTCCTCGTCTCCGACGTACGGGTGGGACCTGCCGCAGATACAGACGCATGAGGGCGGTCTTATTGGCGAGACGTTCGGCGTTACGATGCCTGCGGGTCAGTTACTTATGTACCACGTTGAGACGGAGTCAGAGACCTACAAGCTCACTGACGGAGCTCTTACGAATACACATAAGTACAGTGGCGAAAAAGACGTGCAGTACCTGAACGTTCTTTTTAGCGGAGGCTACGGGCCGGTTGATTCTATTGAAGATATCCGTATCGGGTACACTCCGATAGATAATTTTGAGTCCGTACAAATTGAAAAGCGGCTCGGTACGAATGACCAGGAGCCGATATCGTTCTTCCCGAACACGGTCTCTGACCAGTCGATCGACCTTGACTGTAAAGAAGGGGCGTCGGTCATTAGAAGTACCGACTCCGACCAGTGCAACGCTATCGAGCTTACGTTCACTTGGCCCGGTGGTATTTATTCGATGAATGATAAGGGGAACTTCACGAACCTCACAGCTCGCTTCACTATCGGCATTCGTAAGACAGGCAGTCGTGATGCCTGGCTTGAACAAGTGTGTGCCGTGACGGCAGGAACGAACCAGACCGTCCGTCGGAGCTTTAAATTCGAAGGGCTCGAAGCGGCACGGTATGACGTACGAGTGCTGCCGACGACTATGCCGATGACCAGTCGACAGAATGCGATGATGAGGTGGTCGACATTATCAACGTATATCAACTCAGGTCAGTTCGTACGGCCGAATAAGGTCCTCATCGGGCTTAGAATTAAGGCGACGAACCAGTTAAACGGCGGGATTCCGAATCTTAACTGGCGTCAGAAACGGATGCATGTATTGGTTTTTAACCCGAGAACTCGTCAATATGAAGAAAAGTCGGCGCAAAATCCTATTTGGGC